CATCTCGTCCTTTTACGCATAAGTGAACAAAATAAGATTAATGGAGTGATTATTATGTACGACAAGATTCCAAAAAACGTGTTCGATAAGGAATATTCCACGCAATGGAAACGTGAAGTTGAATTTCTTAAAGACAAAGGTATCAGGTATACCTACGCAAAGAAAAATAATGAATATCCAATAGTTAAATATAAGTACACTAAAACACCTGAACTGTTTTTGGCTTTAGCCGAGTTTTATAATCAGGTTCGTAACCAGCAGTTCTTCAGAGATGTTGAAGATGCTGTGAAGTCTTTAGAAGACGGTTACATTAGCTTAAAATCTGAAGACTTAACTCCAGCCGAGAGAAAGTTAATTGGAGAAGACGACGTACTTAAAGTTTTTAATGATGATACGGAGTGAGACTGATGCCTTACATCTTATCTAAAACGCCAAAGTCAAAGCCGCCAGTTCAGACACGTTTATGTTTACACTGTAACCAGACTTATCCTTTAACAAAATTCTTTTCAAACAAAGACTGGGTAGAAAACGGTAAAAAGGATAAATGGTGCAAAAACTGTGTAGCCAAGATCCAAACTAAAGATGAAATGCGAAGATACTTTTGGGAAAATAACAGGCAATGGAAAGAAAATGTTTGGGAGAATGCTATAGAAAAAGCAAAGCTCGAAGCGTCAAAGTCTGCTGTTTATCAAAAGTCTAATGAAGACAGGAAGAATATTTTGCTTGAGCATATAGCATGTTCAATTATGCCTGAGCTTTTTAGATTAACCCAGAACTATCAATATGAAGAACATTTAAATGATCCGCACACCAATTCTTACGATGAAGCCAAAGAGAATGGTAAGATCACAGAAACAAAAGACAAAAATATAAAAACATACAACGAGTTCTTTAACGGAGAATTCAAGGAACTTGAAATTGAATACCTTGAAAACTATTACAATGGTTTACAGGAGGACTTTGATCTTTCTGACACTGCTTTAAGAGATACGGCTAAAAAAGTAGCCAAGGCTTCTTTAATGGCAGATAAGGTTCAGAATGATTATATGGCTGGAAGGTGTTCATTACAGGACGTTAAAGACGCAACTGCCCAACTTGACTTACTTATGAAAACTGGTAATTTCGCAGCATGTAAGCGTAAACCCGGAGATAAAAACACATTAAACAATTGGGCAGAAACAACTATGTATTGTGAAACACATGGGTATCCGTGTGTTAAACCTATAGATTGGCCTAAAGACGTAGTGGACATGACTATTGAAAGTTTAAACTACGTTGTTGAGTCTTTAAGGGAAGACGAAGGTGATGCAATTTGATTGCACGACCTGGGCAGATAAATTCATGGAATGTTATTGAGCAACAGATAATTTATTTCAGGACGCATATGGATATGTTTATTGAAAATGCATTTGCGCCTGTTAAATTAACTCCTGTTCAGCATGTTATAGCAAGAGAAGTCGGGAACGCTATGGTGTCCGCCGTAGTTGCTCCTCGTGGATACGGTAAAACATGGTTAATAGCATTTATTGCTGTATCATTAGGTTCTTTATATCCAGGAACTAAAGTTTTAGTAGTAGCTCCTACAGCTGATCAAGCAACAAGAGTTGCCGAGAAAATACGAGACTTAGCCAATGAAAACGAGAACTTCGCCAACGAAATTAAACCTACAAACGCAAGGACTTATGTTTCTATTTCCAAAGACAGTTCAACTTGTACTTTGAAAAACGGAAGCATGATTGAGTCTGTTGCAATTGGAAGCGCTCGTTCTCGAAGAGCTAAGTTGGTTATTGTAGACGAAGCCCGTGATGTAAACATGGAAGTATTAAAATCTGTAGTATCTCCTACTCGTAATGAGACAAGATACAATTGCAGGGCTTATGGCTTCGATGACTTCCCTTCCAAACTGGTTTATATTACATCGGCTTGTCCTAAGTCGTTTGAGTTTTTTACAGAGTTTGAAAGGATTATCCAACGCAGAGCAAGAGGAGATAAAAGATATTTTGCCTGTGTTTTGGATTACCATACCCCTATCAACGAAGGTTTAACGACTGAAGAATATTACGAAGAAGAACGCAGAAGCTTACCGGACATTACTTTCCAAATGGAATATGAATCAAAATTCATAGGAGCAGCAGAAGACTCTGCGTTTCCTTACGATCTGGTTCAAAGCTGCAGAACTTTAAATAACATTGAGATGGAACAACCTAAAGGTTCCAAATCTCG